CCCCCGCCCCCTAGGGTTTGTCCACCATTTTCCGCACACAACCGCAAACCATGACCAAAACACCCTCAAAACCATAAGACCAAAATCCCCAAAACGTTCAATTACCTACCAACTTAGTAGGTGGGTGAATAAACCATAAGGCGAACCCCACCAAAAGGGTCAGCCCTTCTGATGGGGTTCTATATATCCATAACGGGGTGTAGACAAAAGCGGTTAGCAACACCGAAACCTCTACAGGCAGTATCTTCCAACTGTGCCGTCCTGCGATTCAGTTGTCCTAGACCCCGCGGATACCTTAATAGCTCAACATATTAAGTACCGCTTCTTTGCACCTTAAATCCTTAAATCTAAAGCACCCTCGCTCAAAAAAGTATCTCCAACCAACTATGTAAAGGTCATTCCTTCTCAGCATCACATAGTTTATCTGATGGTCTTCCGTACTGACAACAATCCTTATCGGGAAACTCATATCCGCATTATCGTCACAATACAGAAACCCAAGGTCGGGGTACTCTCTAATGGCGAAGTTCACGCCACCATATTTGATAGTAGCAACGTACTTGTTTCTCCCCGACAGCTTCTGAACAAAAGCGTCATTATCGTTCAAATAGACGCTCTCCGTGCTGTACGCCATGTATGTCTCATTCTTAAACGCCTTATTAAACGCGCTTAACTTCTGTGCTTTACTCGCGGCTTCATTATACCCTTGCTCCATAACAAACCCGTCACCACGCAGGAATCTAACATCTGGTCTTAGTCTCATGCTTATCCCCATGCTCACATAGTACGGGTTCAAAATGGTAACAGGGTTACTAATCATATACACAGGCAGATACCTACTCTGTTTCCCCTGCCCTCTAGCTAACGACTGATGAACGCTAATAAACTTCGTCACTTCGTTCGCACAATATGTATTAGTTTCGCTCTGAAACTCGTCAAACAGCATCCTTTTGGTGTCCGACATTAAGTGACTATACCTCTTAACATCATCCGCGCCATTCAACGCCACAGCATACCCACAACTAACCCCATTCAAGAACAGTTCCGTGTATGCACCTTTCCCCGACAGTTTCCCCGTCAGAACATCGTCCCTAAAGAACAACCCTTGAATGTCCTTAAAGAACTTATCCGGTACATCGGTCAAGTCCGTCTTGTGCCTATACACAAGGCAGAACTTTTCTCCCCTTTTCTTGAACGCATTTACGCACAACCTATTGAAAAACGTGGTCTTTCCTGCGCTTCTATTGCTCGTACAAATGAAAATCTCGGGTTTTTCCCCATTGCTGTCCATCAAAGACAACAACTTTGTCCCGTCATAGAAACCTTTTTCCCCCATCTTAAACCTCACTTTCTTCCAAACCTGTGCGTTTTATGAACATGTTCACAACTTTTTCCACAACTATTATATCTCACCCCTTGACAAATGTCAACCCCCATTATATAATACAATAAAGGGGGTGATATAGGTGGTGGAACTCTTGCAAAAGGCTATGGATTTCGGTCTGTCATGGCTTGCCACCATTGCCCTAGGGTACTATGTCTACTACCAAAACAAAACCCACAACGCCTACATCAAGGACACCGCTAAAGAACACAAGGAAGAAATCAAGGAAATCACCAAAAACTACACAGAAAAGGTTGAACACATCACAGAAAACTACACCAACGAGGTCGCTAAATTACGCGAATCCGTTGATAACAACACAGGTGCTTTTAAAGCCCTGTACGACGTTTTAATCTCCGCTCATTCAAGAAAGGAGTAACCCATGGCAATTAAATCCCGCGAGGATATCCTTGCGGCTATCAAGTCTCGTCTAGGTGACGATACTTCTGATGACGCGATTTCTCTCATTGAAGATGTTTCTGACACCCTCAATGACCTTACTACCCGTCTTTCCTCATCCGATAACGAGGATTGGCACGCGAAATACGATTCCCTTGATGCCGAATGGCGTAAACGTTACCGCGATAGATTTTTCGAGGGTTCTGACGAGCCTACCCCAGAAATTCCCGACCCTCCCAAGCCCGACCACTCGGCATCACTTACCTTTAACGATTTGTTCAAAGAAAAGGAGTAATGTTTTATGGCGACTAAGCCGAAAATTGTCACGCTTACCAACTCTAGCGTTGACATTCTGAACGCGATTCGTAATAACGCATCCGTCAACTATCAGAATTACGTTCCCGTTGCAACCCCCGACGCGGAATCCATCAAAACCATCGGCACGGTTATCATGGATTTCCCCGCGCTTCAGAACGAGTTCCTTTCCGCCCTCATTAACCGCATTGGTCGTGTTTACCTCACTTCCAAGCTGTACGAGAATCCGTGGGCGATGTTCAAGAAAGGCATCCTCGAGTTTGGTGAGACGGTCGAGGAGATTTTCGTTGACCTCGCTAAGCCCTATCAGTACGACCCCGAGGTTGCCGAATCTAAGGTGTTCAAGCGTGAAATGCCTAACGTTCGTTCTGCGTTCCACGTTATGAACTATCAGAAGTTCTACAAGGCTACCATTCAGCAGGAACAGCTTCGACAGGCGTTTCTCTCTTGGGACGGCATCAATGAACTCATTTCTAAGATTGTCGATGCACTCTATACTTCTGCCAACTACGACGAATTTCTTACGCAGAAGTATATGCTTGCCCGTCATCTTCTTGAGGGTCGCGTGAATCCCACCGAGATTGACCCCTCTGATGCTCGCTCCATCATCACCACCGTTAAGGCGACTTCCAACAAGCTCACTTTCCTTAACCGCGCTAACAACTATGCCGGTGTCAACACCTACACCCTCAAGAACGACCAGTACGTTCTGATTAACTCCAACTTTGAGGCAACCATGAATGTCGAAGTCCTCGCTTCTGCGTTCAATATGTCCAAGGCAGAGTTTAGCGGTCACATGGTTCTCGTTGACAGCTTCGGTGCGCTTGATGTTCCTCGCCTTGATGAACTCTTTGCTGACGATGATACTTACGTTCAGCCTACCGCCGCCGAGTGTGCCGCCCTTGATGCCATCCCCCTCATCATTGTTGACAAAGATTTCTTCATGATTTTTGACAACATGACCCCGATGTTCACGGAGCAGTACAACGGTGAGGGTCTGTACTGGAACTATTGGTATCACCTGTGGAAGACTTTCTCTGTCTCCCCGTTCGCACAGGCTGTTGCCTTTATTCCGGGTACTCCCACCGTCAACAGCGTCACCGTTACCCCCGCTACGGTTGCCGTTCCTAAGACCTTTACTGGCTCTATCCCGATGACCGTTGTGGTTGACACTTCTAACTTCGCTTCGCAGGAAGTCATTTGGACGATGACTGACGCGCCCACGGGCATCACGGCTGACCTCAACGCGGCGGGTGTCCTTAAGGTCACGGCGAACGAAAATGCTACCGCGGCTGTTACCATCACCTGCACGGCTACTTCTGCTGTGGATAGCACCAAGTCGGATACCTGCGTTATCACGTTTGGCTGAGTCACCTTTGCCGTATTCCCCACGGCATAGGAAGACATACCGAGGGTGGATGGCAGACCTCCCCATCCACCCTCACCCTTAAAGAAAAGTAGGTGAAATAGTGGCATACATTGCACCAAATTCTTCTGTACAGCTTCTTAAAAATGTTCCCGTTGAGCCGACGTATGAAAATACGGTTTGGTATCGCACAGAAGAAGAACAGTTAGCCGATTTTATGCGCTATCACGCTTATACATTAAATGCACAATCGTATGTGCATAAAAATCGCGGCGTTATTCGTGTCGAATTGTCAATGGCACAGGTTTATGATTGCAACTATATGCTCTTTAGAAATGCTTCTTTTGAGAACAAATGGTTTTACGCTTTTATAAACCGAGTGGAGTATGTAAATAATGCCACAACAGACATTTATTTTACCATTGACTTTTTGCAGACATGGCTTAAACAGTTTTCCATAACTTCTTCGTTTATTGACAGGGAAATTGTTGTGTGGGATAGACACCCCGATTGGCTTATTCCTGAAAGCCTAGATGTTGGGCCATATTATGTGTATGAAGATGCACATTGGTTGGACGATTCTATTGACCTAGTGTATGTGGTGTGCGCTCCGTTTACCATTTCAGAGGAAAACCCCGGAGAATGGGTGGTGCGTAATTACCAAGGTGTTTCAATGGTTGGTGGAATCCCTAGCGGTTTACACTACACGCAATTTTTACTTGTTGAAACGCTAAATAGCGCACTAGCCGCTCTCACAGGTACACTTTCCGTCTATGACGCAAATGGCAACTCACTTGGAAACAAGGCTAACTTAATTTCAGAGGTTGCGGCTATCGTACTAGCACCGTCTTCGTTGTACTCAACGACCGATGAAACATATCACCCCGTTTGGGACACAACCATGCCTTATCGGTATGTTGAAATACCCTCATTTGCTTCGGTAGACCATTTGGTGCAGACATACCCCATTAAAAACAAGAAACTGACGGCATATCCTTATATGTATGTCTTAGCAACAGACCACAACGGGAACGATAAAATCTATCACCCCGAATTGTTCGATTACAGCGAGGATTCTGTTAGGTTTCAGCTTTTTGGCGATACTACGCCGAACGGTGGCGTAATTGCGTTTCCTAAATCATACGGCTCATTTGATTCAGATGGGCATGAGACAGGACTTCTTACCTTTAATGTCTTAGAGGGGACAAAAATGGGCGGATTGCCCACCATTTCTTGGACGGTCGATGTGTGGAAATCTTGGCTTTCTTCTACTGGAATTGAGAACGCAATTACAACGGTAAAAAATATCGTAGAGGGGTTAATACCAAACAACACAGAAGAAAACAAGGAATCTTCCCTACCTGTGTTGCCCCATGTCCCATTTACATGGAACAATGGAAAGGCATCTTCTGCACAAAAGGTAACAAACGCTGTTACAAATTTTGCCGCATCGTCTACGGAAGAAAAAGTTGGTACAGCAATGAAGTATATTGGTGGCATTGCTACATTGAGTTCCATTGTCAACAATATGTCAACCGCTTATCAACAATCTCTAAAGCCTAATACCGTGGTTGGCTCTCAAAGTGGTGGAGCAAAACTAGGGGCAAATCTTATCAATCTTTCTGTTTATCTCTGTGGCATCGGGCAGGAAGCGGCAGAACGACTTGATTCATTCTTTGATGCTTACGGATATAAGGTTGCAAGGTTTGGAATCCCTTGGCTGTTTGATTCGTCAATTACAGGGTCGTCTAGTGGATTACCTAGAAACTATAGGTATTATGTAAAAACAGTTGGTGTGAATATCCACGGAAATCTCCCCAAAGATGACGCGGATAATATCCAGTCTGTTTTCGATAGCGGCATCCGTTTTTGGTACGGTGACAACGACCAACACCGTAGCGCACTAGAAAACATGGGTGATTATTCACTAGATAACACCTCAAGATGGTCAGATTAAGGTGGTGAAACAATGGCAAAACATTTCCGCAAACACACCGAGTTCGGTGATTCCCTCTTTTCAAACGACCGTCAATACCTCTTTTATCTTCGCCGTCTCACAGAGTTAGCCACAACCATGTTTGAATGGCAGAACCTACCCGAAACCATTGACGAACGCTTTCTTGAACTCACCCTTTTCAACAAAGCACAGGCTGTCTTTTTCAAGGATGAAGTTCTAGGCTTTCTCTGTCTCCCCACGGCAAACAGCGGTAGGTGGTCTATCTACAACATCCCCACCCGCCGCCGCGCCTACGCAACCAATGGTTATCAGAACAATCTTACAGACAAAGACAGCGTAATCATCTACAACAACTATCTCCACACAAACGGAGCAGTTGACGCAGAGTTGTACGCTAGAAAGCTGTACGATATTGATGAAACCATCATGATTAACTGCAAGGCTCAAAAGACACCCATTCTCATCAAATGCGATGAATCACAGCGTTTAACTCTCCTTAACCTTTACAAAGAATACACCGGAAATGCCCCCGTCGTATACGGTGACAAACATCTGAACGATGATTCTTTTGAGGTTTTGGTAACTGGCGCGCCCTATGTTGCCGACAAACTCCAATCCCTCAAAGCACAGATTTGGAACGAATACCTCACCCATCTTGGTATCTCAAACGTCAACAACCAAAAGAAAGAACGCCTTATCACCGACGAGGTCACAAGAGAACAGGGCGGTATCATCGCTTCTCGTTACTCTCGCCTTGATATGCGTAGACAGGCTTGCGACCAAATCAATAAGATGTTCAACCTCAACATTTGGGTAGACTACAAAGACGATTTCCGTGAAACCGATGACGAGTTTATGCTTGAGGGTGAAAGCGGTAGTGATGAAGCCCGTCGAATGGTGCAGGATTTGCGCTCTAACTCCACGGGTGTTATCAAAAAAGAAGGAAGTGGTCAAGTTTGAGTAAATATACCACCGAGGTTCGCTACATTTGCGAGGAATACGC